GATGGGTGCTGATGCAGTGTATCAAGAAATTGTTGCATACGAAAGATATGGAAATACTGGTATGAGTAAATACTCAAGAGCTATTTTCCCAAGTGACCCACTTGTCTTTGAGGGTGATTGGTCTGATTGGTTGAAAATCGGATAGACTTTATAGGACTTTCTTCGGAGGGTCTTATTAAATTCTAAGGAGCCCCCATGCCTGATGTAATCACCCAAGAACAATTATTGCTCGATGCTGTAAATATTCTGCTTGAGACTATTGACGAGTTGCCAGTAGATGACGAAGAAGAGTATGAACATTTCTTAGAAGCAAAGCAAGCTAAAAGCAAAATATACGAAGTTACTCGTGCTGTGCTTTCTGAGAAATGGGACTTCAATTCTGACAAGAACTATGTGTTCCCTCTCGATGTGAATGGAATGATACCAGTGCCTACGAATGTTCTAAACATTACTGGTAATCGTGGTGATGTCATTATGAGAAATTGGAAGCTATATTCCAAGAAAGACCAGACCCATATCTTTGAGGAAGAAGTTCCTTGTGACGTTGTATGGTTGTTTGATTTCAATACTCTCTCTCAACCACTGAGACACTACATTACTATTCGTGCCGCAAGAATCTTTTCTGCTAGAACCATTGGTGATAAGAATGCTATTGCCTTCAATGAAATGGATGAAGAGGATGCTAGAATTGCCGCTAGAAGAAGCGAAGGCTTCACTGGTCAATACAATATGCTGAACTCTCGTTACGGTGTATCAAGTCTTGCAAGGTTGACTTAATGCCTTTGATTACTCAAAACAAAAACACACTAGCTGGTGGTGTAAACCAACAAGCTCCAGTCCATAGGCTCAACTCTCAAGTTGAAGAAATGATTAACTGTGTTCCAACTCTCAATGAGGGTCTTAGAACAAGAAACCCAACACAACCATTAAAACTATTTGACCTAGATGGTGCAGAACAAAATGTTGATTTTCCAGCATCTAATCAGTCTGCTTTCACATATCAACACGACAGAGGTATCGTCTCAGGTAGTGAGTCTGAACTTGTATTTGTTATCACTAGAGAACATGGCTTACAAATTATTGACCTTACACTCAGAAGAGAAACAGATACGGATGACAGTACATTTTTAGCTGGAACCATATACAAGGATGGTAATGGTTTAAACTTTGAAGATGAATCTGCACGAGAGTATTTCTCACACTTTATGAATGCTAATGGCTTCGCTATGACTACGGTTAAAGATACGACTTTCGTTACAAATAAGTTTATATCTCCAAAGATGTTAGCAACAAGATTCGATGAAGATAATCCTACTGTTGACTATGGTTCCGTGTCGATGAATCTTACTGAGGGAATCACTGGCTTAAATCCAACTACGGTTGTTGATAATCTTGATGGTTCATATACTTTCACTACACCACAAAATGTTTCTAGCATTACTTATGAAGCCGTTGGAAACGGTGGTTCTGCTGGTGGAGGTGGAGGTGGTGAAGCTGGTGCTCCATACAACACTGGTCACAGAGGTGGCGGTGGACAAGGTGGAGGTGCTGGACAATATTCTTATGGAAACATTGATGTATCTCTTGATGATACTTTCACTATTGCATTTACTCCCGCAGTTGGCGGTGGTGCTGGAGGCGGAGGTGGTCAAGACGACTGTGAAGAGAATGGAGCAAACGGTAACGGTGGAACTACTGGAGCCTCAACTATTCTTACTGGTGTTATTGATAAGACTTTGATTGGTGGAACTGCTGGTGCTCTTGGACTTGCTGGTGGAAATGACCAAGACGGAGCCGCTGGTTCAAGTGGTGAGCTTTCTCCAATGGGAGTTGGTGGAGGACTTGGTGGAACTGGTGGAACTGGTGATAACGGAACTGCTGGTGGTCAAGGAGGATTCGGTGCTGGTGGCGGAGGCGGAGGCGGAGGCGGCTCAGGTGATGTCGCTCCAGTTCTTCTTCCTCACGATTGTGGTGACGGTGGCGATGGAGCTACTGGTGGTTCAGGTGGTGTTGCTTCTATCAATGTTGAATGGGAAGCTATTGACCCAGTAACAACTGGTTACAAGAGAAATGGATATGTTTGGATTAAAGCGGCTTCGGTTGTAACGAGCGGTTATGCTTATGGCTGTACTATCAACATAAAAGATTTCACTGGCGATGTTCAACCACTGTTTGTTCCAAGTACGACTCCTGACCTTTTAGGTACTGAGTCTGGTGCTACTGCTTTAGCGGCAAATATCATTACTGCTTTGGGTACTAGAGGTACAGCTATTGCTGATGGTTCTCTTATCCAAATCATATTGACGGAACCTGATGATGCTGGTAACTTTGAAGAGATTGTTTCTGTAGAAGCTAGAGATACATTTGGTGATACTGCTTCTTATGGTTGGGGTCACACTGCAAACCATGTGTCAGAACTTCCAAAGAATATGGCTAAGTTTAAACCAACAGTTAGAGTCGGTCAAGATGCAAATTCAACATACTGGATTACCTATGTAGATGGTGCTTGGGTTGAACACAAACAACCTGACATCTATACAACACTTGATGGCTCAACTATGCCTCATGCTATCATAAGAAGATTGAGTGAAACCAGTGGTCACTATGAGTATTATGTTGAAAGATTTGATTGGAACGAAAGAAAAGTTGGTGATGATAATACAAACAAGATACCATCGTTTGCTTCAGTGTTCGATGATTTTAGCAGTCCTGAATACATAAGAGATATTTTCTTCTTTAGAAACAGACTTGGCTTCATTACGGCAAGAGATATTATTCTCTCAGAGGTTGGTGAATATGGAAACTTCTTTAGAACATCCGTAGCGGCTTTACTTGATGGAGACAGAATTGATGCTGGTGTTGAGAGTACAAACTCTGTTAACCTTGCTCATGCAATCATCCTCGAAGACAGTGTTATGATGTTCGGTGAGAAGTCACAGTTCAGATTTAGAGGTGGAGAAATATTATCTCCAGCTTCATACACAATCCAACAAGAAATGGCTTACGAAGTCAACACGGAGGTGAGACCTCTGTTTATGAATAACAGAATTTTCTTTGTTGCAGAAAGAGGTCACTACTCAGCATTGTATGAAATGATTATCTCTAACAACTCTTCTCAGAACTCTAGTGCTTCCGATGTGTCTGCTCACTGTCAAACATATATTGATGCTAGGGTTGACAAACTTACTGGGTCTGCTGTTGACAATATGCTGTTCTTAACATCGAGAGAGCAATATGATGTTGTTGTTGGTGACGATGATAATCCATCTGTTACAGCGGCTAGAAATACTGTGTTTATGTATAAGTACCACTACAATGGAAATAGACTTGAGCAGAGTGCTTGGAGCAAGTGGCAGTTCAACGGTGAGATTGTTGCTGGATTTGCTATCGCCAAAAACTTCTATGTGATGATTAACAGATACTCTCCGTTGTCAACACAAGATTGGATTATTGGAACTGGTGAGTGGGACATGAACAATGTCTGGAGAATGAATGGTAGATGGATTATGAGCCCTGAGTCATACATTAAGAGACCACAGTTTGAAAGAATGGCTATCTCTCCACAACCTGAAGGTAAGCAATTTCTCGATGGTAATATTTCACCAGTGGATGCAAGTGTAAACTTTGGTGAATGGGTATATGGTAAAGATGGAAACAAAGACAAGCGAGGAACACTTCAACTGAGAACTGTCCAAGTTGTTGGAAGTGAAGACTCTGTATTTACACTTACTGTTTATGACAAAGGTAGAGATAAATATAGAGAAGTGAAGCATAGTGTACTCAAGGGCAGAAAGCCAATGATATATGGAAATGCTGTTAGAATGGAAGTTGGAATCAAGAGTGAAGGCATCACTGGATTCAGAGTTGACATGGTATCGTTTGAGGGTACAATAAGCAAAAGAGCTACACTAAAATAAAGGATTTAACATGGCAGTTCAAAGTCAAATTTCACAAGTAGGGTCAGGATTAACTTATCCTAATACGAAGCCGATAGCGGCAAAAATGAATATGGCTGTAAGAGTTCATATTCCTGATGCTGTAGCACCTGATGATTGGGTTATTGTAGCAACGACAGAGTATGACTTGATAAGTAATGCTTGTGTATTCGCATCTACATTTGCCTTAGCTGATTATGAATTAGTTGAAGTTAGAGTTGCTGATGTTCCTGATGAACTGTTGGCTCCTCCTAGTGCTTTAGAGATT